CATGCTGTTTGGGCGACATTGTATTCTGATACAACTAGCAGAACAAATGATAGTACTAGATCAGAAACTACTGATCCAGTTCCTGGTTCTGGTGTGTTAGCAGAAATTGTAACTACATCTGCTGCAACACAGTTGATTACTCCAGGAACAGTTTGTTTCAATAGTGGTGGATCTAACACTACGTATGCTAAAATTGTTAATAAGAGTGGCAGTCAAGTAAATTTACAAATTACATTAACTTTAGTTCCATTAGAGGCTTGATATGGATAAACAATATGTTGTAACTCTCCATGATAAAAATGATCTGGAGCACTTTTATAATGAGATGCAACTTACTGGGTTTCCTTTAGTGTTGAAGCGTCCTATGAGTAGGAACACACACTATATTATGACAGAAGAACAGGCAGAAATATTACGTCAAGATCCTAGAGTATGGGGAGTCGAAGCAGTAGATAGTTTCCAAATTAAACGACAAGTTGTTAACAACGAACCTTATAATATTATTGGAGATTTTTGGAAAGCGGATACTGTAGGTCCAGCAAGTGTAAGTTCTACTGATTTACAGTGGGGACATATTCACTGTGCTGGAGATCAAGCACAGAGAGGTAAGGGACAATTTGGTCCTATCGCTTCTGGATATTCTTATGAAAAAGTAAATGGTAATGTAGATATATTCAATAGTGGTAAACATGTTGATGTAGTTATTGTAGATGATCCTGTATCTTATGATAGTGAAGAGTGGTATAGTCCATCATCTAATCAAACAAGGTTTGTTCAGTATCAATGGTTCACTGAATTAAATACTGCTGTTGGATCTATAGATGATGACGGACAGTCATTGCCTACAGGAACTATTACATATGGTACTAACTCTGCTACATCTCAGTTCCATGGCAATCATGTAACAGGAACAGCATGTGGTCAGCATTATGGATGGGCGCGAGAAGCAAACATTTATAATATGGCAGTTACGGATCCATGGCCATCGGGTCAGCAGGTAGGTGCTTTACTTATATTTGATTACCTTAGAGCATTCCATTTAAATAAATCTATCAATCCTGAGACTGGAAAGAAAAATCCTACTATTACTAATCATAGTTATGGTGGTATTAGATCTATGCCAAATGATAACTTACAATTTGCTGATGTAACTGCAGTTAATTATCAGGGAGTTCCATATGATGCTGGAGTACCTGGACCATCCGGTTGGACACAAGCAGGTCTTGAAGCAGATTTTGGGTTAGTATTTGGAGTTGATACATATCCTTCATATTCTTCTGCTGTTGCTGCTGATGTTCAAGATGCTATTGATGATGGTGTAGTTGTTATTGGTGCTGCGGGTAATGATAATTTATTGATGTCAACAATATATCCATTTGTAAGTGAAGACTGGGATAATACTGTAACTATTACCGGCACAGGAACAATATATTATAATAGGGGAGCATGGCCTATTACACATGATACTGGTGCTATCAGTGTAGGTGCTTTAAGTAAGCAAGCAGATTTTAGAAGATCAACTTATACACAATATGGTCCTGGTGTTGATATTTTTGCTCCTGGTGATAATATTCTTTCTGCTTATGGTAATACTGGATTAAATGATTCAAAATATACACAAGGATCTGGAAATTTCTTTTATCCTATTCAGGGAACTAGTATGGCATCACCTCAAGTATGTGGTGTAATTGCTTGTCTTGCTACAGGTAAAGAAAGAATGTCTAATACTGTTGTAAAGGGATACTTAAATCAATATAGTATTGATAATGATATGACTTTCGATCTTAATGGTGGAGGATTGGATGACAATACATGTCGCCAGGGAAGTCCTAACAAGTATCTTCATATTGAAAACCCAAGACGTGTATTTGGATATTTGCGTGAAGTAGAGGGTAATAGATCCACTGGACTTACCTTCCCTAGGACTGCTACATTTAATAGACCAGCTCCCGCACCAGTCCCACCAACAACACAAACATACACGTTTACTGTAGGTAATAGCGGAGCATCACATTATATAATTACTGGAAGTGACTCTACTAGAACACACATTAATGCTAATGATCCAGCAATTAACTGTAATGCCGGTGATACATTAGTATTTAATGTGAGTGCTTCTGGTCATCCATTCTATGTAAAGACATCTGCTACTACTGGAACAGGCAATCAAGTTAGCACTGGAACTATTACCGGACAAGGGACTGTTAATGGTGCTGTCACATGGGATACCACTGGAGTAACACCTGGAACCTACTATTATATCTGTCAGTTTCATGGTGGCATGGTAGGACAGATCATTATATCGTAAGGCATAAATAAACAAGAGCACTAGTATTCATTGGTAGTTAAATGGCTGACCGCTTTCCGTTAATTGTTAATGCAATTTCAAAGAAGATTGAGGAAATTGTATCAGGAGACAATTTAGAATTAACTGGCAACGGGATTGTTGTTAGTGGCGATACTGGTGCTGGTAAGTATTTAAGTAGCGATGGAACTACCGTATTCTGGAATTCTCCTGGTGATGTTTACTTAACACAAACACAAACATTAACTAACAAAACGTTAGAAACTTGTTCACTTTCTGGATCTCTTAATAATGTAACAAACCTTCCAAATAGTTCTCTTGTAAACTCTGGAATTACAATTAATGGATCTACTATTTCTCTGGGCGGAACTGTAATAACCCCTGATAATAACACTACTTATGCTATCGCTGCTGTAGATGGATTATCTGCTAATGAGAAAATTTTAAGATTGACATCTGGTGGAAATTCTGGAGCAGGAATTAATGATGATATTATTATTGGAGTAGGAGCTCCTTCAACTATTCCTTCTGGGTCTAATGCTCTTAGTTTACTGATTGATAGATCTGGTGATGAAATAACTATATCTGGTACAGTAGTTGATAATAATACTATTACCACTTTAGAATCTGGTACTGGTGGAAGTCCTGTTACTGGTGCTGTGGTTCTTTCTGCTGGAAATTTCACTACAATATCACAATCTGGTAATAATATTACTATTACTGGTCAAGATACTGATACAGTTACAAGACTAAGAGCAACTACTGGACAATCTTATAACCCCGGAGATTTTACTTTTCTTTCTGGTGGAGCTACAAATGTAGTTCAGGGTGTTGATGGTAGCAGCAACCCAACTATTACAATTAGTTCTACTGATACTGTAACTAGATTGAAAGGTGGTTCAACCGGCACTTTAACTTCTGGTGATATTACTATTACTGGTGGAACAAATGCTACGGTATCTCAGTCGGGAGGTGTGATTACTGTTGCTAGTACAGATACAAATACTGTTACTCAAATTGCTGCTGATTCAAACACACTTAGTTCGGGTGATTTTAGATTTGCGGGTGGTGGCGCTACAAGTTTAAGTCAGAGTACTTCAAACGGTGTAACAACAATTACTGTTACTTCTGCAAATGATGATACTGGTGCTTCTCTTGGTGCTAGCGGCGGTCTTATTCTTGATAATGGTTCCTTTAAAATAAAGAACGCTAGTAATTTTAGTGGTAACACTATTTTAAAATGGGACTCTGGTAATTCTCAGATTGCTGATAGTTTAATTACAGATGATGGAACTACAATTACTATTGGTGGAGACTTAGTTGTCTCTGGTACACAAACCATTCTTAATACATCTGTTCTTCAAGTTGAAGATAATAGTATTGAACTGCGAAAAGGCAATAATCTTACCGGATCTGATGGTGGTATACAACTTAATCTAACAACAAATTCTACTGGTGCTGTCACATCTTACAATCAATTACAATGGTATAATGCTGGTGGATATTGGAGATCTTGGGATGGATCGGTTGATAATCGTTTTGTAACAGAAAATGAAACGCAAGTTCTTACAAATAAAACTCTTACCTCTCCAACATTAACTGCTCCTTCAATTGGTGCTGCAACTGCTACAAGTATTAATGGTCTTGAGATTACTACTACAGCATCTGCGGTTCTGGAGATTGCTTCTTCTAAAACTGTTGAAGTCAGCAGAAGTTTAGACCTTACAACAAACCAACCAGACGTTTCTACTTCTGTCAACTTCAGAGTGGGTGGTAATGTTGCGTATACATCTGATACTCTCGCAACATTTTCTTCCACTACGTCTACACAGATGCGTGGTTTAATCACTGATACTACTGGTCTTGATAGACTTGTTTTCCAAACAAGTCCTAATTTATTAACAAGCATTACCACTTCATCTACGACCTTTTCTCTATTAAATGCTACTGCAACATCTATAGATTTTGGTGGTGCTACTCAAGCAATGAGTATTGGATCTTCGTCTGGTACTACGACAATTAATAATAGTCTAGAGGTTATTAAATCTTTAACTGTTGGTACTGGAATTTCTGATAATATAGTACTCAATGGAACAGTTAATTCTGCTAATGCAGACATTTTAATCAGAGGAACTCTTACTGATCCTATGTCAGTTGGTAGAGGGGGTGGCGGTGTAGGTTCAAACACCAGAGTTGGTGTTGGTGCCCTACAAAATAACAGTTCTGGTTCGCAAAATACTGCTTTCGGTTATCAAGCATTATTTACAAATAATTCTGGTGCAGGTAACACCGCTTTTGGTTTTGAAGCACTTAGAGCTTGTGGTGTTGGTAATACTAACGTTGCCATTGGACCATTAGCACTGCGTGTTCTTACTGAAGGGGATAATAATATTGCTATTGGTAGAAGTACTTTAGAAACTGCTTCTGCTGGTAATTCTAATGTTTGTATCGGACATTATGCTGGACATAGTGCTACTGGCAGTGGCAATGTTCTTATTGGTCCAGCAGATAATGAAAATACAACTGACGTTACATTTAGACCACCAAATCCATCTGGTAATAGGCAATTAGTTATTGGATCTGGAACTAATGCTTGGATTAAAGGTGATTCTAATTTTGATGTAACATTTGATAATGATGTTCGTGTTGTTGGTGATACAACCGTTGAGGGTAATTTGATTGTTAATGGTACTCAAACTATTACCAAGTCAAATATTGTACAAATTTCTGATAAGAACCTTGAACTGGCAGCAGTTGTTAGTACTCAGTTCCAAGCAACTTGTATTTCTGGAAATGCTACTATTAATGGAGTTACACCAACTACTGGACTAATTCCTGGAATGGAAGTTCAACCCACAACAGTTGGATTTAACTTCCCATCTGGAACTAGAATTGTTTCTATTACTGGAAACAGTGTTGTTCTCAACAACAACGCAGCAGCTGATGGTTTATGTTCGTTTGATGCTATTGGACCTTCTGATTTATCAGCAGACGGTGGTGGAATTACAATCAAGAGTTCTGCCGGTGATAAAACATTGTCTTGGGTCAACCAATATACTGCTTGGACATCTTCGGAAAACTTTGATCTTGCTAGTGGAAAACAGTATAGAATTAATAATGTCAACTTCTTAACATCTACTCAGATTGGTCCGTCAACTGGAGTTATCGCACTTGGTGCTGGTGTAACAACATCATCTTTGACTTCTGTTGGAACTTTAAGTGCTCTAACAGTATCTGGTAATGTAAGTCTAACGGGAACAGGATATATACAACTACCTTCTGGAACTGATGCT